TGCACCGCCCCGAGGCGCTCAAGCCCTGGGTCACTCCATACCAGTTCACGCTCGTCCCCTCGGTACAGCCCACCGGATGCCAACTGCGCCAACTTCCCGGCGCATACCGCCGCGTTCTTGGCGGCGACATCCAAATCTTTGATAACGGATTCTTTCTTCATCTCGTCGTAGAGCGCACGATTTGCCGCCGATAACGGCACATCGATCATCTCGTCGATCAATTCTGGCAACGCCGCAAGGTAGGCGGAGTCATCGGCGCGGTACACAAGCCCCTTCAGCCGACCGGCAATGGCTTCGGCGGCTCCTTCACGAAGCACCCACGAATAACCCTTGTAATCAGACTGGATGAACCATTGGTTCTGAAAAACCTCATAGCGCGTCCCCAGAGCCTTGCCATCGTCCAAAAGCAAGGCCTGGGCGTACATATCCTCGGCGCTCTCGGCCACAGGCGTGGCGGTCATCCCAACGCGCCATCGGATTTTCTTGACCCAATGGCGCAGAACCTTGAACAACTCCCCGCCACATCCTTTCATGCAAGACAGTTCATCGATCAGGAACCCATCGAACTCGACTCCTAGTTCCTTGGCTTCTGCAATCAGTTGCTTCGCGGACTCAAAGTTGACGCACACAATCGGCGCACCACTCTGAAGCGCCTTGCGCCGGTTCTCAGCACCGCCAACCGCCGACACCATCATGCGCGGGTCCAAGTGATCCCACTTCTCGCCTTCTGGCATCCATGTTGACGCCACTACGCGCAAGGGAGCCATGACCAGTACGCGCTTGAGCGTACCGTCCCGCACCAGTTCCGTAATGGCGGTCAGGCCGACCACGCATTTACCGAATCCCAACCCACCGACAAACATCGTCCGATCCGCTTCATACAGGCGAGTAATCCCGGCCTGTTGAGCCTCAGTCAAAAACGTACTGCTTAACACATCGCGTCCTCTCAAAAGTAAAACTCCCAACTATCCTAACAGTTTCTTTAACAACATATCTATTGTTTCCATATCCTGAGCGACTTCGACCCACGCCCCGGCCTGCCGGAGTTCATCGTGCATCCGCAACTGCAACGCCGACAGCTTGCCCGTGCCCTTGGGTGACTTGAGTTCCAAGTACAGCGACACGCCGCGATAGATCACCAGAAGGTCAGGAAACCCACATTGTCCCACGGCCTCCATCTTGGCGACAAAACAACCTACCTTCTTGAACTTCGCGATGACTGTTTTTTGAAATGTTTTTTCTGTTACCATTAATGTCGTCATAAATCACACCTAACACACCAATGAAAAATCTTATCGACCCGTGCCAGAAACTTGAGATGAAGGTCCAGTCGGTCACGCTGACCACCGAAGACCTAGAACGACTGGATCAGATAATGGAAGGAAGCGGATTCAAGAACCGAAGCGCCGCCATCCGTGCCTGCATCCTGTTCGTCTACAACAACTCCCAGAAGAAAGGAAAGTAATGGCAAAACACTACAAGATCGGCGGGTCCACCGCCAAAAGAACGCTTCATTGCCCCGCATGGGTCACAGAGTCGGCCAAACTGCCTGCAATCAACCGTTCATCCCCCGCTGCCGAGCGCGGGACGGCCATGCACGAAGTGCTGGAACTGATGCTCAATGACGTAATGATGGAAGAAGCCATTGAGAAAGTGGGCTATGAGTTCGATTCCTTCGACATCAGTCAAATGGTGACGGCTTTTAAAGCGGTCCAGACCCTTTTCAGTCAGTACCAGATCGATGAATTTGAAACTGAACCCCTCATGTCCGTTGCCGAGGATGTCGGCGGGTCAGCGGATATTGTTGCCGCCGGTCAGGACTGGACCTTAGTGGCCGATTTTAAATTCGGTCGAGGCCCTGTCGATCCTGTTAATAACCCCCAGATCCTTTTCTATCATTGGCTGGCTTGCCAGGACGATACCGTCAGTGACCTCACCGAAGGCCGCGCACTGGTAGGAGCCATCATTCAACCCGCGCTTTCGTCGGAACCTTTGATCTACGAGTACAGCCCGGAAGAAGTCGCCATTTTCGACAACGACATCCGTGAGGCCATCGCCCTCGTCCGATCAGGCAAAGCCACCGCGACCGCCGGGGACCATTGCGAATACTGCCCTGTCGAACCTTACTGCTCCGCTCGGCGTGAGATGGTCAACCAGACCCGTCTGATGCCACTCGACCAGATCGATAGCCTTGCCAAATCGCTCGACATGATCGACCAGTTGGAGGCGTTCATCAAGGCCACTTGGGAAGAGGCCGACAAGGTAATGAAGGAAATGGGCGTCAAGATCCCCGGCTACAAGTTGGTCGCCAAAAAAGAGAACCGCAAATTCGGTGATCCTTTCAAGACCGCCGCCGCCCTGACCAGTGCAGGCGTCAAGGACATCTATTCACCGCCTGCGCTCAAGACTCCGGCGCAGATCGAAAAGACGCTGAAAGCAGAGGGTGTTGAGTTCGATATAGCGGCGTGGCTCAAGGCCCCGTCCGGTGAAACCGAGATCACCCATGAAGGAGACAAAAGAGAAGAAATTGTTTTGAGTCCTAAGAACATTGGTGATATCCTTCGTAACAACTTAGCTAATAAAGGCTGAGTTCGTAAGTCATAAGCAAAAAACTTTTAAGGTATAAATTATGTCAAATGCAGTCGCAATTCCCGTTCCTTCCACCGCCCTTGCGGATCGTCTTCGCACCACGGTCGCCCCGGATGTCCCCGGCGATTCAGCAGGCAAAATGTTCCTTCGGTTCGATTTCCAGACCGGCAAGTGGACCGCAGGCAAGGAACAGCACAATGTCACGGGCCAAGAGGCCCTGATTAACACCGCCGCCATTGGTCACGGATGGACCATGTGGGTTGCAGGAACCCCCAAGAAGGCAATTGTGTCATTCGATCAGCCGCTCCCGCAGGCCATGCCCCCGGAAGGTCAGGTCTACCCGCAGGAAGCCCGTGTATTGGCCGGTGCATTCACGGATGGTTCAGGTGAGTTTGTCTTTGAAACCAACTCCCTCGGTGGTCGTAACGGCGTTGATGCCATCATCAAACAGGTCATAATCCGCGCCCAACAGGGCCAGGACATCTTCCTGTATCCGGTGGTTGAACTGAGTTCTTCCAGCTACACCCACAAGACCCACGGTCGGTTGATCCACACCCCCACGTTTGCGATCATCGACTGGGCCGACATCAACGGTGTTCGCGAAAATCAGAACATGATTGCCGCTGACCCCGGTGACGAGGACGAAGAGGAAGAAATCGTCCAAGAACCTGTTCGCCGCCGCCGTAGCGTTTAACGAATACCACTCCTCTCGCCCCGGTTCGCCGGGGCTTTTTTACGCAGGATAAAACAATGTCAAATGAACAGGATTTGATACGGGAATTCTTGGCCTACGTTCCGGAAACTGGTGTGTTTACTTGGAAAAATGTGCGGAAGTTTGCACACACAATTCGGATAGGTGACATAGCGGGGAATCTCAATAAAGAAGGCTACATCAGAATAAAATTCAACCACAAAGTCTACGCCGCGCATCGATTGGCTTGGTTTTTTGTTCATGGAGAAATGCCAAGCAATTACATCGACCACATCAACGGCGTTAAGCACGACAACCGAATTTGCAATCTTCGGGACATCACGCAAACCGACAACAACCGCAGTACAAAAATGCCAAAGCACAATAAAAGCGGGTACGTTGGTGTTTCGTGGAATAAACACGCAAATAAGTGGGCATCGGTTATCAGAGTGGACGGCAAGAATCACCATCTCGGGCTATTTGTGGACCCCGAAGAAGCCCATCGGGTTTATCTCAAAGCCAAAGCAGAACTCCACCCAACAGCTAATTTGCACCGCGTAGCCGCATCCGCACAGCACTTGCCCATCATTGGGTAATAACTTAAACGTCCAACTCGCCGAGGGCATTATGGGCAAGAACACAGATGCGTTACGCATCGACTTTGAAACGCGCAGTGACGTAGACCTCAAGGAACGCGGGATCTACAACTACGCCTCCGACATCTCCACCCAGATCATCATGATGGGCTGGGCCTTCAATGACGAACCCGTCAAGGTCTGGCTCCCAGACCATCCGTTCCCACAGCGCATCATCCGGCACATTAACACCGAAGGAACGCTGTACGCCTTCAACGCCCAGTTCGAACGCCTCGTGTGGGCTTACATTCTCACGCAGGACTTCGAAGGCATCCCCAACCCCAATTTACGGCAATGGAAATGTACCGCCGCACAGGTCCGTATTCACGGCCTCCCCGGCAATCTGAAGGATGTGGGCCGCTGCCTTGATCTTCAGCTTCAGAAAATGTCTGAAGGTCAGCGCCTGCTGAAGACCTATTCATTCCCCGGCCACGAGAAGCACATCCCGCCGGATGATCTGGCGCTGATGGTCGACTACTGCGCCACGGACGTTGAAGTCGAACGTGCCTTGAGCCTGTCACTTCGTGAGCCGACAGACGAAGAGTGGGAAGTCTTTTGGGCCAACGAAGAGATCAACGACCGGGGCCTGCCCATCGACATCCAGTTCACCCGTGCCGCCATGAAGTACGGCGAGGCCGTCCGCAAGGAAGCTGATGGCAGAATTGTCAAGATTACCGGCGGTCAGGTCGCCAATGCGCGAGCCAGAAAAACCCGTGATGAGTGGCTTCGAACGTGCCTGACGGATGAACATCTAGAGATTCTGTCGGACGAGGGCAAGATCAAGTTTGGTAAGCCGCGCCGAGAGGAACTGCTCCTTTGCGAGGATCTGGATGAGGACGTTCGTGAGTTCACCGTAGCCGTCGAGGAGGCCGGTGGCGCGACGATTTCCAAGTACGAGGCATTCACACACCGATCCATCGAAGGACGCCTCTGTGGGGCGCTCCTGTTCTCTGGCGGCGGTCAAACGGGCCGCTTCAGTTCATTGGGCGTCCAAGTCCACAATCTCAAACGTGACGGCCACAAAGATCCTGAGAAAGAGATCGCTCGTATCTTGGCGAACGAGATCATCGACGCCCCGAGTGAGCACCTCGCCAAGCTGATCCGGGCCGCTATCTACCACCCGGATGGGTTGGTCTGGGCCGACTATTCCAACATCGAAGGTCGAGTGGCCCCGTGGCTTGCCAATTCCCGCGAGGGGGAAAAGAAACTGGATGTGTTCCGCTCGGGTAAAGACCCTTACAAGGTCAACGCCGCCGCGCTGTTTGGCGTCAGCTATGACGAAGTAACGTCCGAGCAGAGACAAAGTGGCAAGGTGCAGGAGCTTGCCCTAGGTTTTCTAGGTGGAGCAGGCGCTCTATTATCAATGGCTAAACTATTTAAGTTGCCAATGACCCGCGACCGCGCCGAAGTTCTGCGTGACGCATGGCGCTCGGTTAATTCGTGGGCGGTTCCTTACGGCTCGGATCTGGTTCAAGCGGCCAAGCTGGCCTACTACCACCCAAACAGTTGGTTTGAAGCCGGTCGCATTGCCTACGGCTATGACGGCCAGATGTGGCTAAGGTGTCGCCTGCCGAGCGGTCGGCTTCTGGCCTACCTTGCGCCCAAGATGGAACTGGTGAAAACCCCGTGGGGCGATGAGATGTTGAGCCTCACCGCCGTTTGGACAGGAGGTAAGCCCAAAAAAGGCGAGGCATGGCCCCGTAGACCGCTCACACCGGGATTATTGCTTGAGAACAGCACACAGGCCACCGCCGCGTGTTTGCTTCGCAGAGCGATTGTGAAGGCGGTTAATGCGGGGATCGAAGTGGTCGGCCATGTTCACGATGAAGTCATCGCGCAGAACACCACCGAAGAAGCCCTGCTGACGCATCTTCTCGATGCGCCAGATTGGGCTGAAGGGCTGCCTATTGAGGCCGTGGCCTCATCAGGAACGCGGTACGGCAAATAATCACTTCACCTTTACCCTGGTTGTTGTCTCCACCTTTCGGCTGAAGTATTCGACCAATTTTTCGTACACATGAAGGCGCGGCGATACCGTTGCGCCGTTCATGATGTTGTACAGGGATGTGCGGGTAAGCCCCGTAGCCTTGGCAACTGACGAGATTTTTCGATGTTGCAAGGCCGCTCTGATTTCGTCCAATGTCATTTTTACGTATCCATTTGTTAAGAGGTGTTGACACTATATCAAGAAGTCGTTACACTTTCAACCAAGTCGCGGGATTGGCCCTCGACGCTAACCCGGAGAGACGATGGACGACTTCGACTCACCTGATACTAAACCAGGGTACTGCCCCGTTTGCGCTCAACCCGCGACGATCTGGAACGTCATGCCGCGCACCTGGGAATGCACCTACTGCAACTGGTCCGGCCCTGTGACCGACAAGACACCTTTCATCAAGACGGAGAGTTAATAATGAAATCAATCGACAAATTTGGGGCATGGCTCCTCGACACCCGCGCCGGAATGATCTTCGGCATTTTGATTGCCTTGGCAGGCACAGGCGTCACCGGCTACAAACTTTTCACCGGCCCTAAGAGCGTCACACTGAGCGCGTCCGAGTTCACCTGTGTCCAAGCCGAGCCTTGGGGCATTTCGACTCGTTGCACGGCTTATGCGAGGGTACGGTGATGGGGGCTAAACACAAACACTACGATGTGATCGTCGCTTGGGCGGCGGGGGAGGAGATTGAGCATTACGAGGACGGAGGCTGGTATTTATGGATGTCAGGCATTCCTCCTTATTTTGAAGATGGCATGTTCCGCATCAAACCCAAGCGCGTGAAGAAAGAGGGGTGGGTTGCTGTGTATGGCGGGAATTTCACCAGTGAGACAGTCCATCGAACAAAATCCGAATGCGTGGTTAATTGCCCAAGCGCAATTGCTTACGTCCGCATCGAGTGGGAGGAAGAAGTATGAACAAATTAACCCGTGAGCAAGCCGCCCTTCTGGGTTGCTTTACCGGCACATTGTTTGGCCCTTTTAGCGATGTTCACAAAAAAGCCGAACAAGCCATCGGAAGGCCGATTCTTACCCACGAATTTGCTACTTCAGCAATATGGGATCAGTTAAAAACGGCTTTGACAGAAGAACTTCTAGATATTTGCCCCGATGAGGAAGACGCATGAGCAGAACAATTGAAGGAACGCTGACGGCTTGGATCAGCCCATCGTCAATGATTGGCCCGCACAATATCAATGACGTTGATGATGCCGGGGTGTTTACTTATGTCAGTTCTCGTCTTGATATGTCGAAGCATGGGTACACCAAAGTGGGCCATGCGGAAGTACGATTGGTTCTTGCCGATGCCGATACGCTTGTGGACAGCAAGATTGACGCGCTGAATGCCGAAATTGCTCAGATCGAAGGTGAGGCTGAGGCCAGAGTAACGCGGTTAAAGCATCAAATTCAGCAACTTCTAGCCATCACGCACCAACCAGAGGAAGACGCATGACACCTTTACGCATCCCTTTCAACGGCAAGCACGTTGATGTTGAGTTTACTTTTAATAAAGGCTACGAGGCCACGTTTGATGACCCCGGTTGTCCTGATGACTGCGAGGTTCATCACGTTTATTACCCCGCCAACAGTGCTTGCCAGATGGATATCCTGCCCGTCATGCACGAAGATGATATCGAGGCAATCTACAATTATATTTTCGATTACAGAGGCGAAGATGATGTATAAAAATGGCGGTCCCGCTTTTCCAACCAAAGTGTATGACGTTGAGCGTGAACAGCTAATACGCGAAGAAGGCATGACCCTCCGCGATTACTTCGCGGCCAAGGCAATGCTAGGGATTATGTTTGATCCTGGTGACGTATACACCAACGAAAATATAGCCTTAAACGCATATGAAGTTGCAGACGCAATGCTCAAAGCGAGAGAAGAATGATTAGAATCATCAAAGTTCTACTGGTCATGGCGGCGATTGCTGGCTATGCCTACATCAGCAACCAAGAGTTTGAAGATCAACAATTAGCCCAATCAATGACCGAGGCTTATAACCAATGAAATCACTCCGCGCTATCCGTATGGCTATCATTTACTGGCAAATTGACTGGCTGATGGCGCGGATTAACAAGTTACTCAAGTTAAAACCGTAAGCTGGTAGAGCGGTCAATTATCACCAGAGCCATGACAGTGCGGCGGGTCTCTCCAAGCGAACCTTTCTCCGCAATGTGAGGGCATGGCATTTTTACTAACAGGAAAACAATGGAACTTGAAAAAACAATCAGCGGCGTAATGATTTTGGTATTCATCGCAGTCATCATTTTGGAGTTTGCACTAGGCCATGTCCCCGACGAAGACGACTAAAGTCTGTACGCAATGCGGCGAGACAAAACCGGAAGAAGCATTCCACAAGGAGCGTAAAAAACGAAGCGCATGGTGCGCTGACTGCAAGAACGCCTGTGTACGTAAGCGCAGAGGTTTGGTACGAGAAGCCGAAATGCTAGCCAAGGAACAAGAAGAGACAGTGTGCCCCTGTGACCACTGCTTCAAACAAACTTCTTGCCAGGCAGAGTGCGTCAGCTTCAAAACATGGTCTGAACACGGAGTTTGATTTACGGCCCCCTGACCTTTTAACCAAGGTCTGTAGGAGTACACGGGGGCCACCCTAAACGCGATATTCATGCCGTCTAATGCACTGGGAATAGCCCGGTGGGGCACACTCTGAGTATCGCGGCCTAGAGCGCACTAGGCTGACAGCCGGGAAAGACCGGCCCCTAACAAGATGCGTCCTGCTACCCGTTTCTGGCGATCCGTGGGTTTCCAATGGCAGGGCGTATCCCCTTGGGGTTTAACAGGAGAGATGATGAAAGAACGATCCGACCGCATACTGATGACAAAAGCCAGAGATGCTATCCGCATACTCAGCGCCAAAGTCAGTTCAGAAAGCGCACAAATACTGCTTCCATTGATTAGCGACTTGGATTTCCGCATTGAACAGATGCTGGAAGAAGAACGCTATTACAAGATGCCGAAAGAATCCCGCGAGCGAATCAAGCTATCTGCTCTGGGCAACCGCAACTTGTGGAATGACGAACTGACCGTCAAGTTCGAAAAGGCCAAGGAACTCCATGCCTGTGGGATGTTGATCCGCGATGCTTGCACTCAAGCCGGTATCACCCGCGACCAGTGGAACAGACGCAGAAGAATTGAAAAACGTGGAGTGGAAGCATGACTGACAAAGAATTATTGACCTTGGCGGCAAAAGCGGCGGGGATCGAGTTGATGAAAAATTTTATGGTCCCAAACACAGTTGCAAGAAAGAAAGACGGATGGCTTTGGGCGCCCCTAACCGACGATGCTGACGCTCTGCGCCTTGCGGTGAAATTGGATATGAACATCGAAGTATGGAACCCCTTCAAAGAGGTTTGGGTTGTTGCGGAAGGGTACGACGTTATAGAAGAGCCTTGGGGCGAAGATAAGCTGGCCGCAACCCGTAGAGCCATCGTTAGAGCCGCCGCTGAGATTGGCAGGGGGATGGAATGAAATTCAGAAAGAAGCCCGTAGTGATCGAGGCTACGCAATGGTTCAAAGACGGCGATCATCCTGCTGTAAAGCGTTCACTTGGTACAACGTCATCGGCAATAAGCCCCGGAATTCTTTATCGGTCCAAGGATTTTTACGTCAAGACCCTTGAAGGAAACATGAAAGTCACCCCCGGAGACTGGATCATCACTGGAGTTAAAGGCGAACACTACCCATGCAAACCCGACATATTCGAGGCGACCTATGAGCCTGCGGAGGAAGCATGAGTACCGCAACCGAACTGTTGAGACGGGCGCTTGATCGAATAGATTGGGTTTATCCGTCTGACATAGCGTTAAAGGATGAAATCCGCACTTACCTCGCCGCCGAGCCAGAAGCGGAGCCTGTGGCGTGGATTCACTGTCAAGGAGAAGATTACGAAGAGTTACACACATGGTCGCTTACTCCTGAATGCGTATCCGTAGGATGGACTCAATACCCACTTTATCGCCACCCACCCAAACCCGAGCCAGCAAGAAAGCCGATGACGGATGAGGAAATGGAGAAGCAGTACGAGATAGATAAAGAGTATTTCGGGGAGTCAGTTATGCGGGCTTTTTATAACGGCGTCCGCTTCGCAGAAAAGCACCACGGGATTGGCAGGGGGATGGAATGAGCGAAACAAAATTTACGCCGGGGCCTTGGTTTATCGACGGTCAAGGAATTGGACCTAAATCATTCGCAGACGATCAAAGTTACGGCATAACGATGCCTGTTGCTTATATTGAAGAATACGATTGGCCCGAAAATCATGGAGCAAATGCCGACCTAATTGCCGCAGCGCCTACTATGTATGAAGTCCTTGATTGGTTGGATTGTAGAGGCGGTCTTGGTTTAGAAGTTCATGCGGTTATTAGTACCGCACTAGCACAGGCACGGGGAGAAGCATGAGTACCGCAACAAATGAGATTGGCGGGGGGATGGAATGACCAAAACAAACATCCTCCCCAAACCAGACACCTTGTATAGACACCACAGCGGAAAGGTTTATAAGGTTCTTGAAATTGCCAAGATGGAAGCAACAGGAGAAGTTGTGGTTGTTTACCAAGAGCGTTTTTCGATGGGTAACGTATGGGTGCGCCCTGCGTCTGAGTGGTGGGATAAATTTAGGGAGTTGGCAGGGGGATGGAATGAGTAACGCAACCGGATATTCTAAAAAGGTAATTGAAGCGTTATATGAAAACGGCGACCCCGTCTCTATTGATGCCGCTGAACTTTTGGAACGGCTAACAGAGAACGCCGAGCCAGAAGCGGAGCCTGTGGATCAAGAATGTTATGCCTTTGCGCCAAGCAAGGTTGTTGCTAGATATGAATTCCCACCCAAACCCGAACCAGAAGCGGAGCCTGTGGCGTGGATGAGAGAAGATGGGGAGATTGGTAACTACAATCCTTCTGATTACGGATACGGAACGAAGGTGTTCCCCCTTTACCTTCACCCACCCAGACCCGAGCCAGCAAGGAAGCCGATGACGGAAAAGGAAGAGGATGAGGCATTCAATAGCGCCAGCAAATATGCCGCTTGGTTAGAGACTGAGAATAGGATGCTGCGTGAGTCGAGGAAGCCGATGACGGAGGAGGAAATAGACGAAGTGGCATCAAGATTGAAAGATGCGCGAATGTCTTGGGGTTTCATAGAAGGCATCCGTTTCGCAGAAAAGCACCACGGGATAGGAATCAACCAATCCGACCCGGACTCAATCGACCTACAGTCACGCTGTAGAGGAGATAAATTGTGACACCCAAATATGCCACAGGAAATTACACGTTGATCTTCTTTGACCGGTACGGCACGAAGATCAATACCGTGATCGTGAGTGAGGCAGGGCTACTCAGAGCGCAGGAGGCCGGGCATAAAGCCGTCTCTGAGGGCCTCTGTGCCAGTTTTATTGTGAGCCGTGTGCTGTTTAACAGTTTGGATGCTATCGGCCCTTGAGCGACTCTACTTTGGTTTCGATGCGTTCGATGGCGATCTCTATACGGGACAGCTTTTCGGACGCATCCTTGGCTTCTTTCTTATGCTCGTCGAGATGACTACGCATATCAGTTTCCAGCCGGTTAATCTTAATGTCATGGCCCTGTATCATGACGTAAGCTGAAAGGATTGCCGCTAATACTGGCAGTCCTACCTTGAGCCACTCGGCCATTACACAAGCCTCCCTTAATCCTTCCAGAACACGCCCAGTAAGCCCGTCAGGGCCATACCAGCGGTCACGATGGCTTCGGATTGCTCTTGATCCAGACTCACGCCCGAAGCGGTCAAAATCCAAATCAATCCTGCCCATGTTGACCTCTGCTCAAGTGCTATGCCAAATTTCTTAAACATTTGCTTCACCTAAATAAAGATTCCGTTCAGCCTTACGCCGGTTCACAAGTCCTGCGAGGATCTTTCCACCGCCCTTGTTCCATAGCAAGAACGCCGCCGCCGCGCCTGTGTATTGCCCATTCCTGTGAAGCCGCGCTACGGATGATTTGCTGAAATTGCCTTGACCGATGTTATAGCACAAGCTGACCATCGCATCGAATTGATTCTGATGGGCTTTCCCTGCGTACTTGGTCACAGCGTCCTCGAACTTTCCAAGATCCTGCCTGAGAAGAATCTCTGCCGTGCCTTGGCTGATCTTGAGTCCTTGAGTCACATCAGACCCAGTATGTCCGTAGCCCACCGTCCAGATGTTTGCGGGACACAAATAGCTTTCCAGCTTGCATCCCTCAAACCGCTTGATGAGGTCAATTCCCTCTTGGCTAGTCTTCATTGTCATCAGGTTTCTCAGCCTTCTCAGCCGCCTCAAACGCATCCATCTGTTCCTTCGCCTGACGCTCAATCTCCTGCAAGATCCAGTAGGTGTTGGTATGGTTCGGCATATTTGCCAGAGCGGATACCAGAGCGTTGTAGGTCTGAGCATTGAGGCTGACGTTGATGTTTTCCATTGTGTTTTCCTGTGTGGGGTTGATTAAACTGGGTTAGCCCAAGGAGCCGGGAGGGTTACGGCTTTGGGGTGGATCTGATCTTCAATCTGCTGATCCAGTGACTCGCGCATGGCGTCCAGTTGCTCAAATCCCATCGCGGCCTGAACCCAATGCTGTGCCTGATCGAAGGTGATCTCGTTGAAGGGCGTGAACGGTGAGCCAGCAGTGAACGTGACTGCTTGAGTGCCATAGCACGAAGCCATGTGTCCGTTGCCATCATCCGCTGTGACGCGCCAATGAATCGTGAAAATGACATCCGCATGGGATTGGTATTCTGGGTAGCAGTCGAATGCGGGAAATTCCCAAGTGTAGACGTTACTCATGCTAAAACTCCGTGGTTTGCAAACTCGCCGTGAAACTTTTCTCGCGCTTCATGCGCCACGAGCGCTGCTAATTCTAAGTCT